ATGAAAAAGAATATTCGGTTGAAAAGCAGTATACTAGCTCTTGTAGCTGGTTTTAGTGTTATTGCAACACAAGCTGTTTTGGCAGATGAATTAGCTGTCCAAATTATGGGAGTTAATGATTTCCATGGTGCGCTTGATATGACGGGGACAGCGCGATTGGAAGGGGAAACAGTTCGTAATGCAGGAACTGCCGCTTTACTTGATGCTTACATGGATGATTCACAAGCAGAATTTGAAGAAACAGCAGCAGAAACAGAGACACCTGCAGAGTCTATCCGTGTTCAAGCTGGGGATATGGTTGGTGCAAGTCCATCGAATTCTGGACTTTTGCAAGATGAACCAACTGTAAAAGTCTTTAATAAAATGGATGTTGAATACGGGACTTTGGGGAACCATGAGTTTGATGAGGGACTTGATGAGTATAACCGTATCATGACTGGTGAAGCTCCAAAAAAAGGTCAGTTTAATGAGATTGTAGATAATTATACTCGTGAAGCTGCTAAACAGGAGATTGTTATTGCTAACGTTATTGACAAAGAAACAGGTGAAATTCCGTATGGTTGGAAGCCCTACGCTATTAAGACTATTCCCGTGAATGATAAAGAAGCTAAGATTGGCTTTATTGGTGTAGTTACGACAGAAATTCCTAATCTTGTTTTGAAGAAAAACTATGAGCAGTACACTTTTTTGAATGAGGCAGAGACGATTGCTAAATATGCGCGTGAATTAGCTGAAAAAGGTGTAAATGCGATAGTTGTACTGGCTCACGTTCCGGCTACAAGCGAGGATGGTGTGGCTGCTGGTGAAGCTGCAGATATGATTGCTAAGCTAAATGAAATCTATCCTGAACACTCAGTTGACCTTGTATTTGCTGGCCATAACCATGTCTATACAAACGGTACAACGGGCAAAACCTTGATTGTTCAAGCTACCTCACAAGGTAAGGCTTACGCAGATGTTAGGGCTGTTTATGATACAGATATTGCCGACTTTAAAGCTGTTCCGACTGCGAAAATTATTGCAGTAGCACCAGGGCAGAAAACACCAAGTCCGGAAATTCAAGCAATTGTAGATGAGGCAAATACCATTGTTAAAAAAGTAACTGAGCAAAAAATTGCTACAGCTAGTCAAGCGACAGATATTTCACGCGAAGTGAATGAATTTAAAGAAAGTGCTGTAGGTAATCTAGTAACATCGGCTCAATTAGCTATCGCTAAGAAATCGGGTTATGATGTTGACTTTGCAATGACAAACGATGGCGGGATTCGGGCAGATTTGAAGGTCCAAGAAGATGGAACAGTTACTTGGGGAGCAGCACAAGCTGTTCAACCATTTGGGAATATCCTACAAGTCGTTCAAATGACAGGTGAGCAGATTTATACAGCCTTAAATCAACAATATGATGAAGGTGAAAAATATTTCCTTCAAATGTCTGGAATTAAATATATCTACACGAAGGCTGACAATCCAACGGAAGAAAATCCTTATAAGGTTGTTAAAGCCTTCAAAGAAGATGGGACGGAGATTGTTCCGACAGAAACCTATACACTTGTCATCAACGACTTCTTATTTGGTGGTGGGGATGGCTTCTCGATTTTCAAAGAAGCTAAACTGATTGGTGCTATCAATCCAGATACAGAAGTATTTGTGGAGTACTTGACTGATTTAGAAAAAGCAGGTCAAACCATTAGTGCAACAATTCCAGGTAGAAAAGCATTTGTAGAGAAGTACGTAGAAGAACCAAAAGCAGAAGAAAAAGAAGATAATGCTGGGACAACTACTGATGTGAAAACACCTGAGAAAGCAAATGACGGTGGCGATAGTGTAACAAATCAGAAAGCGAACGAGCAACCGGCACCATCTGGAAGTATGGCTCCTATTTCAAATAAGAAAACTGAAAAAGCATCAGGAAATCAAACACTTCCAAATACCGGTCAAGAAGCCCTAGGCTCACTTCTTATTAGCTTGGGTGGCTTAGTTTCACTCGGAATGGCTGTCTCAGTGAGACGTAAGGAAGGGGAGTAGGAATCAAGCATAAAAACGACAAACTTTCGAAGTACATTCTAGAATTACTTCTTTTAGAGACTATCATGAGAGAAATGCATAAAAATAATAAGTATTTCATCTTAGAGTAAGTTCGGCTTTTTTGTAAAAATTTGAAAAAACTTACATAACCTTGCTCTTGCAATCTGCTCTCTTCTGGGGTACAATAGAGAGGCAGACTTCCCTTAGTTAAATGGATATAACAAATTCCTCCTAAGAATTAGTTGCAGGTTCGATTCCTGCAGGGGAGATGAAAATACAACAAAAACCCTTGATACACAAGGGTTTTTAATTTTCTCGCCCCAAATCTGCCCCAAATTTTTCCATTAAATTTCTGACTTTGTCGAATGATTCTTCTTGTTTTGCCTTGAATAAGTGCGAATAAGTTTTTAAAGTTTCAGTTGCATCCTTGTGCCCTACTAACTTGGCAATGGTTACAACATCCACGTCATGATAGATCAACCAACTAACATATGTATGACGTAAACCGTGTACATTAAATGTTTGACGTGTCTTTTTCTTTAAAATTTTATTTTCGCCAGTCCCCGTCAATTTGGTAAATAATCTTTTATCTGGATTGTCTATATATCCAACTTTCATGTACTCGTCGTATGCTTTTAACCACTCACTATCAAATGGCACATCTCGTTCTGATTGCGGGTTCTTAGTAGGTCCCCAACCTTTCTTTTTTCCATAAACCTTGTAAGTCCTGCGGATTCGTAAACACATATTTTCGCGGTCAATGATTGGTTCTGTAATGCCTGCTGCTTCCGAGAAACGAAGTCCAGTTTTTCCGATAGTGTACAGGAAGAAGTGGGACTGGTACTTAATTGTCTTTCGATAATCTGTGATTAATTGTTCATATTCATCTAGTTCCAGGTACTTATCCTCCTCTTTCTTGGATTCGACATCGGAGAAAATCTTGACAATTTCGGTAAAATCTTTTTTTAAAATTCCCTGGTGGATAGCAACTTTAATTGCTGCCCTTATATGCGAATTGAACCTTTTGACACTATCTTTTACATAACATTTTGCCAATTCGTTTATAATGTTTTGATAGGAAGTGGCATTTATTTTTGAGAGTTTTGTTTCGTGAAAGTATATAGTAATCAGTTTAAGGGTGTATTCATACTTACCAAACGTTTCTGGTCCGACATGAGGCTTCTTGTGGACAAGCATCCATTTTTCAAAGTACTCAGCAAGGGTAATGTTCTTATCTTCCACAATGCCGCTAGACAGCTCTATTTCAGCCTGTGATGCCGCCTGAACAGCCTCTGCCTTGGTTCTATATCCTGACTTAGATTTCTGCTTATATGAGCCGTCTGGGGCTTTATATGAGATACGGTATTCCCATCCGTTATCCCTTTTTCTAAAATATGCCATTGATTTACCCTTTCTAATTTGATAAAATGGGTATAGTAAAGAGACCTACTGCAAAGCAGGTTTTTACTATACGGAATTACCCTACACTCAAGCTTTGGTCGGCGGAGAGTGTGGGGATTTTTTTGTTATTCGATATCTAATTGCAAGACTTCTTTGATTTTTGCTTTTAACTTGTCCAAATCTGTCTGGTCGAGTTGGTAGGCTGGTTTGTAGATTTTCTGGAATAGTGCCTTTCCTGATTTGTCAGTGAGGGGAACTCCAGAGGAGTCTACTTGCTTTTTGGTCTTGTAGATGATTTTGCGTTTGTCAATTTCTTGTATTTTTCGGACATAGGCGTAGGCTTTGGGTTTTGATGGTGTGTCTTGGTATTTGGTATTATCCAGCGTGATACCACCTCGGTACTTTTTACCTGCTTTTTTACCTGTTAATGGTACAGCCAAGAGTGTGCCGTCTGTTTTATCGGGCGGTGTCAGAATGATAGCGTAGTGCTTGCCGTAAAATTCATTTCCGCCTTTTTGTGTGAAATTGACAAGGTAGACTTCTCCTTGTTGGAATGTCATGGTAACTCCTTGATAAAAAATAAGGTGCACTTAGAAAAGTACACCAGACTGTTTGTCCTTGACGAACAAGGCTTTATAAATAAATATCGTATCCTTGACGAACAAGGCTTTTGACTAACCTCATTATACCAAAATGAGTGAAATAGTCAAGGATATTTATTTCTGGTGTTGAATTTACCTCTCCCTATACACCTCCACGACTTCGCCGATGGTTCGGAAGTCGGTGTCTGCTGTGATGGGGATGTTGTCATAGTCTGGGTTAAGGCTGTGGAGGTAGGCGCCTTGGTCTGTGATACGGAGTTGCTTGATGTAGGCGTCGCCGTTATAAGCGAATACTCCGATGTCGCCGTCAGATAGATCTACGGATAGTTTGACGAATATATAATCGCCTGAGTGGTATTCTGGTTCCATGGAGTCTCCGTAGATAGGGACAACGAAGTCGGCATCCACTTCAATAGGTAATTCGATAGTCTCAACTTTCACATCATTCAGATACTGACCTGTGCCAGCGGAAGCGGGTTGGTCGTAGTAGTTGTAGGTGTGGTAGGTGGCTTGCAGCTCGTTTACTGTATTCTTACTGTCTGTTACTGTATTTTGTTTATCTAGAAGCGCATTTCCGTACCGTATCCAGCTTTTGTGGTTGTTTGAATGTAAATCCCTATCCAATCTCAAAACGTCGTCAGAAACGGTTTTAGGGGTGGTAGAAGGGATTGTGGATTTTTCTTCAATCAAATCTGATTTGTTAATTCCAAAATAATTTGCAAGTAATTCGATTTTCCCAATTCGTGGGTATGTAATACCTTTTATCCAGTCTCGTACAGTTGTATACTTTAAATCTAAATCAGAACAGAGTTGGTTTCTATCAACCCCTTTTTTGTCCATATAGTATTTTAGATTTTTCGAGAAAATATCTTTGTTTTCTATCGGCATAGCATTTTTCCTCGCTTTCTAATGAAGATTTTACGGCAAAAACGCAAAAAAATCAAGAAAAAACAAAAAAATTGCGAAAAAAACGCAAAAAGTTCTTGACATTGCGGTTTAACCGCAGTATAATATAATCAAGGTCAGGGAAATGACCGAACTAAAACAGGAGGAAAAGCAAATGGTGGACATACTAAAAAGCCTAGCTGATAACGACTTAGCAATCCCGATTATCATTCTAGGCTTAGTAAGAGAAGCTCGCTTATGGCACAAACAAGTGCTTGAGCACAAGCGGAACTTACAAAACAAAAAGTAAGAGCAAGGGGCGAAAGCCCCAACCTCTTATTTGAAGTATACCACCATTTGCCAAAGAAAGCAATGATCTATTGGTTAGCTGGTTTGTTGGTCCTGTCGTTTGTGATACGGCAGATTGTGAAGTGGAGGAAGAAATGAAGGTGGAAAGGATGGGAGAGAAGGCGAAGGCAGAAATAAAAGTTTGTGGCATTACTTATTTGGTAATTGTACAGGAACATTTCAAAGCATATGATGATGAACGAAATCTGTGGGGGTACTGCGATTACGAGCGGCAAATAATCTATGTTCGAGAAAGTCTTTCAGAGGAAAGAAAAAGGCAAGTGCTAATCCATGAATTAACACATGCCATGTTGCAAGAAGCCGGATACAAAGAACAAGATGAAGATTTAGTAACGCGATTTTCTATAATCTTGCATCAAGTTTTAATTGATAATCCGAAGCTATTTAATGTTTAGCTTCCTTATGATTGGCTAAGGTCTTGCCTGCTTTGGATTTTGCAGAAGCAGACTTGCTAGTCGCCAATGTTTTGCCAGCTTTGCTAACAGGTTTGGATGGTCTACAAGTTTTCGCCATATTCTTCTCCTTTCTATCAAAATTTTATGAATAAAAGATGTTGGGTTATTCATGAGAATATTATAGCAGAAAGTTATTGAAAAATCAACATGTAGTTGTGGATAACTTTTTGAATACTATATCTAGTAACTGAAGGAAGAATATGTGGGAAAAAATTGAAAAACTGCTAAAAGAAAAAAGTATGACTAAAAATAAGCTTGCTACGCTTGCAGGCATCAATAAAAATAGCCTAATTGATCTAAAAATGGGTAGAAAGAAATCCTTGAAGTTTGAGGATGTCATTAAAATCGCTGACGCTTTGGATGTCAGCCTAGATGAATTTAGAAAGGGTGAGGAGTATTGAAATGGACGCTAAAAATGTTGCGTGCCAGGGACAATCTTACGCAAAAACAAGCTGGTCAGCTGGTAGGTGTTACTGCTGACACATGGGCAAATTGGGAAAAAGGGAAAACAAATCCAGATGTCAAAACAGCCTATAAAATTGCAGAAAATTTTGGATTGTCTATAGATGACATTATTTTTTTAGATAGCATTGCGGTTTAACCGCATAAAACCAGCCAAACTAGAAAGGGACTAACATGTCAAAACAAAGATACGGTCGCCCAAGTACAGGGCAGAAAGGGAATAACCGTCCCACAGTGGTCATTAGTCGTGAGAACTACGACGAGGTAGACAGCTTGTCAATTGGTACAGGAATGAGCCGTAGTGCTATTATTGATTATTTTATCAGTGAAGGCTTGAAACGTGCTCGTATTGAAGAAGTTGTCATCAAGACTAAGCGTCTTGTCCTTGAGGACTAGAAAGGAGAAGGGGATGAACGAACTAGAAAGAACAGCCCTCAATGAAATACTGAGGACTGTGGCCTATATTGCGGAGAAGGTGGATGAACTTGACGCTAAGATTTCTTTGAGCGATTTACAAGTTCTTGAGCATCAAGAAAATTGAGTTTCATTTCCATGTAGTGAATAACTCCGTGAAGGTAATTTTTGAGATGAGAAAAATCTTTATCAGGATTATTTCTATAGTAATGACCTTCGTCGTTGCCAATATAAGCAGATGCAAGTGCAAATGTTTTAAGGTCATCATCCTTGATATATTTTTCGATAACCTGTTTTAACGGCATTTTAATGATTTTATCTTCGTCATCAGGATTTGTGACAATAGAGAAATCTTTAACAAAAAACTCAAGTGCCTTTCGATAGCCGATTCCTGCGATGTGGTCGAGTTGTTCATGTTCTGCTTTTAGGGCTTGAACATAGATTTGTTTACCGATTGGGGAAACTAATTCTACATCGTCAGAAATAGGTATATCACTTGGGAGGCTAGGAGTAACTTTAAGATGTTCGATTTCGTATTTATCGGTGTAGGAATTAATCCGATGCCTTGTTGCTATAAATTCTTCTGTCCAGAAGTGCTTACAACCTAAGCATCTAAATGTTAAGACCAAACTTGTTTTTTCTTCGCCGAGAGGAAAATAAGAAGAGTTCACCAGATGTGGATTGGTTGGTTTTTTACAATTTGGACAGATATCATCGATAGTTACAGGTCTAGAAACAGAAGAATTTATTTTTGCTTGAAATATCATAATATTTCTCCAATCGTTTTTATTTTAATTATATCAAATCAGAAAGGAATTTTATGAACGAAATTATCAACGTTAGTGTGAATGATAATCAAGAGCCTGTTGTGTCTGGTCGGCAGTTGCATGAGGCTTTGGGTGTCAAGACGGCATATAAGGACTGGTTCCCTAGAATGACCGAATATGGATTTGTCGAAGGACAGGACTTCTGCTCAAATTTGAGCGAAAGTACGGGAGGTCGTCGAGCGGTTGACCATATTATCAAGCTGGACATGGCCAAGGAAATTGCTATGATCCAACGGACAGACCGAGGCAAGCAGGTACGGCAGTACTTTATCCAAATAGAAAAGGACTTCAACAGTCCAGAGAAGATTATGGCTCGCGCTCTGCTATTGGCTGACAAGAAGGTGCATCAGCTGGAAGCACAGATTGAGGCGGATAAACCCAAGGTGCTATTTGCAGACGCTGTGAGTGCTAGTCACTCATCTATCTTGGTTGGAGACCTAGCTAAGTTAATCAGTCAAAACGGCTTTAAAATCGGTGCTAATCGCTTGTTTGCGCGGTTGCGTGAGAACGGCTATCTCATTAAGCGCAAGGGCAGTGATTGGAACATGCCAACGCAGAAGTCTATGGAACTAGGTCTGTTTGAAATCAAAGAGACGACTATCACACATGCTGACGGTCATATCTCGATTAGCAAAACTGTAAAAGTTACTGGCAAAGGTCAGCAGTATTTTATCAATAAATTTTTGGCTGATGATGTTGCTTGAAAAACAAAAAAACCACTGCGGGAACAGTGGCTTACTAAAAAAATCACTTAAATTATAACACACGAAAGTGAGGTTTGACAAGATGGATGACATTGCTGAAAGCTACATATCACGATTTATCAGTCAACTAAAAGTCAGACTGGTAGAAGTGTTTGAGGTGTTTAACATAGAACTTGCGCTGCCTTTGCTACTCAACAGCAAGCAATGCAAGAAGTTGTTGGGTATTGCAAATGAGACGGAATTCCAAAGGGTGTCACATCTGAAGGATTTCCCAAGAATTGATAAGAAAGGGTCGCACCCACGATTTCCACGAGATGCGGTGGTTGAGTGGATGCGTGTAAATTGGAAGTTGATATGACAGAAGCAATTTTAACATTAGGAATTTTCGCCGTGCCAATCTTGGCAGTGGCAATTGCGGAACAGCGGAAAGCAGAAAAAGAGCGGAAGTGTGAAGAATTTGAAGAAATTCGGCGCAGAGACTACCTGTACGGCTTTAAAGCGGGCATGGGGTATCAGAGTACCTGTGACATCGAAAAAGCTCGTAACGGGCTAAAGAGAGACGCTCAGCAAGTGGATAAGGAGATTGCACGGTATGCAGAAATGGTTGGCTAATTTTTTAAAACAAGAAAAACCTGCTATTCCACGTCCGCTTTACACACTAGAACAGGAAAATCAAATATTGCATGACATGGTCCGCGAAATCGCTGAACAACGGAACGAATACCGTATCGAAAATCAGCGATTAAGGGATGAAAATGAACGGTTGAGGAGGATTTTGGAATATGACGAAGAATATGACGAACATGACAGCGATTGATAACACGCTTCAACTTGTGATTGTTGGAGTTTAGGAGGAATGGTTATGGCTTATGCAGCATATTGCAAGAAATACACACGAAAACTACTCTAAAATAAATAATCACCCTGCTCAAAACAGCGAACTTAGTTTACAAGCTAAAGGGTTACTATTTGTGTTGATGTCGAACAAAGATACTTGGCGACCGTACATCGATCAACTTTCCAAACGCTCAAAGAACGGTCGAGAAGCTCATAGAAATGCCTTTGAAGAACTAAAAGACAGCGGCTATATACGTATCTACAGAAAAAGTCTAGGGAGAGGAAGAGGAATTCAGAACTACCCCTTAGTTTCCGACATCCCTATCACAGATAGCTATTGGGAGTACTGGAAAGAAAAGGTTGATGATGAGTTATCCACAGGTGAATCGTCAGAGTGAATTTACAACTTACGGGTTTTACAAAGTTGTATTTTTCAAAAGTTGAATTTTACAAAGTTGTATTTTTCAAAAGTTGAAAAACCCGACACTAATAATAACTAAATAAAAATAATAACTAACTTAATAATAATCTAGGGGCTATCGCCCACTAATAAACAATAAGAGGCTAAAGCCTCTAACTAACTTAAAAACAAACTAATCGTTATATATAAATAATATATATAGGGATTTACAGAAGTTATCCACAGGAGGAAAATCATGAAAAGATTTGAACTACGTGAAAATCTTGTCTGGCAACGTGCTACGGCAGGAGAGAAGGAAAAGCTACTGGATACAGGTCTAGCTGATAAGGCAGGATACATCCGCCTTGTCAGAGAGCTAGGTAGAAAGTATGTGGCCTAGGAGGTGCGACATGGACGGTACTTACCCATGGTTTGACTATGACCGTGACTATCTACAACCTGAGGAACCGAGACAGGTGCATGATCCTGATGAATGGGTGTTCAGAGGCGGTCAATGGATTTATGTAGGGGATGCATAATGACAGAGGAATTACTAGATACAATCCGACGGCTGAGGTGTGATTATTTCCACCTAGGCCGAGAGCTGGGCAAGATTATCAACGAACAACAGGACTTGATACTTGCCTTGAAACGAGAAAACGAACGCTTAAAGCGTGAGAAATGGAATTTGAAACAGACGAAGAGGAGAAAGAAATGAGTAACAATCAATTATCAACCCAACAAGCAAAGCGTGACATTGCTATTGATACCAGTGTTTGGACTTTTCAGGATGTCAAACGCTATTTTGACCCTCAAAACTTGCTGACTGAAAAACAAGTAGGGCAAGCCTTATCTCTTATCAAAGGACGCAACTTAAACCCTTTAGCAAACGAGGTCTATATTGTTGCTTACAAGAAAAAAACTGGAGGCACAGAGTTCAGCTTGATTGTCTCAAAAGAGGCATTTCTCAAGCGTGCTGCCCAAAATCCAAACTATGAGGGATTTGAGGCAGGTGTTGTAACCGTTGATACTGATGGAGTTATGCACGAACGCAAAGGAGCTCTCATGTTACCTGGAGATACTTTGGTAGGTGGTTGGGCTAGAGTCTATCGGAAAAATTTCAAAGTACCTGTAGAAATCTTTGTCAGTCGTGAAGAATATGACAAGAAACAGAGTACCTGGAACGCTATGCCAGCAACCATGATCAGGAAGACAGCCTTAGTAAATGCTCTACGTGAGGCTTTCCCTGAGGATTTGGGAAATATGTACACGGAAGATGATGGTGGTGAAACTTTTGACCGTATCAAACAGGCGGAACCTGTTGAAAGCCGTGAGGATGTCATGGCACGCAAAATGGCTCAAATTGAGCAGATGAAACAGGAACAAGCTCAGAGACAGATTGACACAAGCTATCCAACTGATGATGTGATTGATCCTGATGATGAGCCAGCACAAGGTGAGCTATTGGAAGATTTGGAATACTAGGAGGACAACATGCAAGAATTACAAGCAAAAGTAACGCAGGCACAGGTTGAAATCATTGACCGTGAAAAGTTTGAGCAAGGTATAGCCGATGTAGTAGCCAAGTATGAAAATTACACGGTCACGGCCGCAACCATCAAGGATGACAAGCAAGTTTTAGCTGACCTACGCAAACTCAAAAAACAAATCTCTGATGAGCGTATCAAGATTAAGCGTGAGTTGTCACAGTCTGCTGATGAATTTGACAAATATATCAAGGGCACTAGCGAGCCAATGGATAAAGTCATTGATAAGATTGCTACTGATGTCAAGGCTTTTGAAGAACATCAAAAAGCTGTCCGCCTTGATACTGTCAAGAGCTACCTAGCTAACAAAGCGGCAGAATATATGCTGGACCCTCGCCTCTTTGATGAGAAAGCGTTGGAGTACATTAAAGCCTCAGACTTTATGGCTGACGGTGTGACCTTGAAGAAGGTCACGATGAAATCCCTTGAGGATATGGTCACCTTTGAATACCAAAAACAACAAGAGCACGAAAAAGAAAAAGCTGCTATCTCTGGACAATGTGCTGAGTACGGTATGACAGACCAGCCGTATATCCGTATGTTGCAGTCAATGTCTTTGGCTGATGTAATGCAACAAATCATGTCAGACTATCTTTTTGAGCAAGAAAAGCAAAAACTGCGACAAGCTGAGGCCGAAAGGGAGCAACTTTCGGCTGAGCAACAAGCGAAACAGCAAGAACAGGTTCAAAAATCGCCAGAAACGCCCAAAATTGACCCAGAGACAGGCGAGATTTTGGGCGGAGGTCAATTATACCACCCCGACCAAAAAACGCTCAGAGGGGCTGAAAATGAGCCTAAAAAGTACACTCAAAAAATGACATTAGAAGTCTATTTTGCCAACACAGCAGAAAAGGACTTATTCAAGACAGGACTGTCAGAGCTTGGTTTTGAACACAAGCAAAATTATCAGGTTAGCGGTTACCAACGGATTCAGCCAGTAACTCAAGAACAACTCAATGAATTGTGTGGGTGGTAATAATGGATAAGCAAGTAAAACAAGTAATTGATGAGCTTGAACCGTTTAATCACGGCATAACAATAGCAATCCACCAAAACAAAAATGAGTGCATAGCAACCTTTAGAATGCCTAGACAGTTTGACACCAAAAAAATCAAATTCACTGGATGGAATGAAGATGTTAGGAACAGAACTAGTTGCCACTCTGAAAATGACTTACTAGAGGCTTATGTTTACAAGGTTTGGAATGTCTCTAATGATTGGATTTGCATTGAGGTATTACCGTTTTAGGAGGGATCTATGGAAATCAGAACAGTATCAGATAGCGTAACTATCTATTCGGACGGCAAGAGGCTACAAGTCATCCATGACTTAGGGGATGAGTTTGTCCTTGATTTTGGGTATCGGACGGAGAATGTAGTCAATATTGACGAACTTAGTCCAGGTATTGTTGGTAGCATTGTGCCAGTTTTCAAAGTCAGCGGTTTTTGCTCTAAAGGTGGAGAGGGTATGCACAGCTTACGCTGGGCTATCCTCCAATTCCAAATATTTGAGAACTACATCAAGGACAATCAGGCTGATTTGCTTGATTGGTATAAAAATCCAGGAGGGGAAGATGGCAACTAATGAAATTGAAATCAGTAATGAGCAGGCATTGATGGGAACACAATTACAGATTGGTAAACAGGTCATGATGGCGTTGCTTGAATTACATAGTGACAGCAAGAAAGGTGGGATAATTCTACCCATAAAACTAAATGACATAGATTTTAATGTCAAGATTGAAAGGGACTAAAAATGGCAATTTTTGAATTTATTTTATTAGCAGGTTGGACTTTCCTATGGCTATGCCTAGGGTTCCTACTGGGTGAGCGCAATGCAGGAAAGGACAAGTCAGATGATTAACAATGTTGTACTGGTTGGAAGAATGACCAAGGACGCTGAACTTAGATACACGCCATCTAATGTAGCGGTAGCAACGTTCACTCTTGCTGTCAATCGCAACCGTAAAAATGAAAATGGTGAGCGTGAGGCTGATTTTATTAACTGTGTCATTTGGAGACAGGCAGCCGAAAACTTAGCAAACTGGGCTAAGAAAGGTGCTCTGATCGGGATTGTAGGTAGTATCCAAACTAGGAACTACGAAAACCAACAGGGTCAGCGTGTCTATGTGACTGAGGTTATTGCTAATCAGTTTCACATGCTAGAAAGCCGTGGACAACAGAGCCAGGGCAACTCTTTCCAAAATGGAAACAACTCAAACAGTGGTAATTTCCAAAACGGAAACAACCAAGGTTATCAGTCTCCATTTGGTAACTCAAACCCTATGGACATCTCTGATGATGACCTGCCTTTCTAAACGATAATTTATAAAGGAGACAGACAAATGGCAACATCACAAACTTATTTTTATGTTTTTAGTCAAAATAATTCTGGTGGGTACTTTGTAACGGACGAAAATGTAGCGTCTGAAATCATCATTGAGGCTACAGAGGAAGTACTGGCTATGGCACGATTGGATGAAATCCTAAGCCAAAAACCAGAATATACAAACTTTTGCCCTTGTTGTGGCATGCGTTGGTATCCAGAATATAGTGACGTGTATCTCCGTTATTGGGTGAGTGATGAACAGTATGAAAAGTTTGAAGCAGAAAGAGACGGACATGAGGCTATGTTCTATCCTTTAGAGGGAGAGCATAGACCTATACCGTGGTTGAGGTATGGTATGTATAACTATCTGCCTAGTCCAAACTTTGAATGAGTATGAGGGTAATATGGAGTGGGTAGACTGGGTAATGTATCAGCCTCAAACTAAAATCGATATTATCACCAAGATTGAAAATGACGGATACACCTACCCTCGTTATGATAAGTCAAAAAATGGTGTGAAATTTGTAATGTGCCTGGAGTCAATCAAAAATGACTGTCAGGCAGTAGGGATCAGACTAAGCGAGGTTTATCCTCTACAAACAAAACTATTTTAACAGGAGAACAAGATGAAACTTTTAGCTAAAATCATTTTCAACTTTCTACGGACAGTAGACCTGATTAACCAAAAAGGAGGATTTTACTAATGCAAAATAAAATTGATATACCTGGTACATCAATCACGCTTGAAATAGCAGGTAAAGAAATCAAAGTCAAGAATAAGATTGAGTATGATATTGAGATGGCTTTCAAAAATCAGGACGCAGAGCCATCTTTGGATGAGAATGGTGATGTTTTCGAACCCCTATTCTGGCTCAGTATCGTTGCTAAGCCTCAGAAACCTATTGAGTTTCATTCTAGTTTAGGTGTGAAATCAGAAAAACGTAAAGCTACTGAGCTACAAAAATTCTTTGAGTTCATTGAGAACAACAAACAGAATTTGTTTGATTTGTGTGGTTTCAGAGGAGAGTTGGAATGAGTAGCTTGACATTGTCACTGGATGTCTCTACTACTGGAACAGGTTGGGCTGTTTTTGATGGCTCAACCTTAATACAGAGTGGAGTGAGCAAACCAAAACAGAAATCTTTCTATGAGCGTGCAAAGGCTATAGCCAGTGAACTCAAGACTATTCAACTGAGGGCAATCCAGGAATACGATAAACCTTTTGAGGATATTGTGGTAGAACAGAATACGGTCCTAGGTCCAAATCAACAATCATCTATCAAAATTGGGATTGCTACTGGCGTTATTTTAGGGCGTCTTTTGTCTGAGGAAGTATATTTTGTCAACGTTTCTACATGGAGGAAATATTGGAAATTTAGCTACAAGGATCGCAGTAAGAAATCAATGAAACAACAATCGGTACTAACTGTATTGAGGGAGTTTAACAAACAAGTTAAGGATGATGAGGCAGATGCTATCTTGGTTGGTTCATATTTTGTCAACATTGGCAAAGAATTGGGTAAGTTAGAAAGCCATAGAAATAGAATTTGAGGTTATGGAATGGATGAAATAAAAGAGCACGCCCCACTTTTAGGGCTAATCTGTATGCTTTTCTTTGCTGGAGGTGTCGCAACTGCTACACTCTTTGATGATAATGCTCCGCAACGGCAGCCTATCATCATTCATGTAGTCGATAATGCAGGCGGTATGATGGCAGGAAAAATCACAGACAAGGAAATCATAGAGGGACGCTACACAGTCACTGCCCATGCCTACGGGAAGTTTTTGGTCACAAAGGAACAGTATGAGGCTATCAAAGTCGGTGACCCAATCCCTGATTATTTGAAAGGACGGAAACAATGAATAAACAGGAAGCGATTGACTGTATTAAAAAATGGAGATGGAGCAGTGAAAAATAAATTTATAAAAATAACTTACATATCAGACGGTACCGAGTGGGATTTAATCGTAAATGTAAATGAAATAGCTAGGTTATCGTATGGTTTTAATGAACTAGAATTTAGAACTCCTTTCCCAAATGGTTCAAACCATGTCTCTGTTACTCAAAAAGAATTTGATAGACTAGAGAAACTTTTGTTGGAGGAGGAATAATGGCAAGCGAATATGTGAGATTGCATATCATGAAGCACGCTTTGGAACATTATATCAAGCGTGAAGGTGCTTCGGAGAAGGATATTAGACAAGAGAAAAAGGTGCTGGATGATGTTGTTGAAGAACTTGAAAACTTTAAAGACTTTATCAATTCTGGGTGCTCAGGAGGTTGTTAATGGAAAAACTGGAAGCAATTAAGTGTAGTGATCAAAAACTTGAAATCTATCTTACTGATGGAGATTTGGAAGCTATAGCAAATGGACACGAAGTAGTGATTCCCCTTTACACAAAGAATAGGCCAGTCAAACAAGTTAGTATTAGACCGGCTTTAAGACAAGACCTTCTCAATCCGCTTGTTAATTTTGATAATAAACTTATGAGTCAAACCGATTTAATAGCTAAAGATTTCGGGCGTCAAATTGTTGCTGATACATTTAAATTATGATTGGAGAAGTAATGAAACCTAAGAAGTATCCGTACTCAGGAAGAAATAGATTGGTTAGGAAGGAAATGCCAAGGTTTGTGAAACTTGGCTCGGTTGCGTTATGTAAAAAAATGATAGATAGTATTGAGGGTATTCGTAGTGAGAACAGCTATATTACTGTATTAATTCTCAAAATACCCAAACCATTTTTATCCTATGAGGAAAAAACAATTAAGGTACGCTTGCCGTTCGATGAAGTAGTAAGCATTCTGAATCAATACTAAAACAAAAAAAGCCAAGGCACTCTCTGCCCAGGCTGTGGTTTTCGCTATCAATATTATACCACAAAGGAGACAGAGAGTGAACAAGGCTAAGGCTATATTAAAGGATTTGAGAAATTTAGATTTGTACATCGCTAGCTTGATTAGACGTCGTGAAAAAATCGAAGCCTCCTTACTATCTAGTCCAAAGTGGACAGCGGATAAAGTTTCGGGCGGAGCGAAAAAGAAGCAGGATGATGTCTACGTTGAATTGATGGCAACAACAGATGATATTGAAGCAAAGACTGTCGAAGCAATTAAAAAACAACGCGAACTACAGAGTATGATTGATGGTCTTAGTAATTCAGACTCTCAAACGGTACTCTCTATGGTCTATATAGATAAAATGAGCCCCTGGCAAGTAATGGATGCCCTTAATTGCAGTGAGTCCACCTATTACCGTATCCTACGTGTGGCAACAAGAGAGCTTAACGAAATGACAGTAAATGACAGAGATTTGCAAAAAATACAGTAATTGACAGTGCATGACAGTTTCAACGTGCTATTATTATATCATCAAGAAATTGAGAGGTGCTGTAATTATGCGGCGCCTCTTTTGTTTGAGGTAACGATGAGAGCAGACAAGAGCGGAACGCATAGAGTAGCTTTTGAAAAGAATAAGAAGAGAATACTTAAGACTGCAACACATTGTGGAATATGTGGTCAGTTAGTTAATAAGAAATTAAAATATCCAAATCCAATGTGTGCAGTAATCGATCATGTGGTTCCGTTGGCAAAAGGCGGTCATCCATCATTGATTGAAAATCTGCAGTTGGCTCACATGTCTTGCAATAGAATTAAATCTGATAAGTTATTCGCAGATAATTCTAAAGCAGAACCAAAAACAGTGGGAAATAGAAATCTTCCTCAGAGTCAAGATTGGTCAAAGTTTATCTGTGCAAAATCTGAAGGGGGGTAGAACCCCACCAATTCGTTCGGCCGGACTTCACGCCGTCACTGTACATTTTTTTTCGCGTTACGATTTGGGAGGGAGAAAGTGGGAAAAATTAAATGTGAAATCTGTGGTAAATCATTTGTCAGAAAAACAAGTCGCTCAAAATATTGCAGTGATAAATGCCGTAGTGATGGGAATCGTGAGAAAAAACGACTCCAGATGAAAAGACTACGCGCTGAAGCAAAAAAGGAAAAAGATGACAAGTCAAATCGTAACATCAAACTTACAAAAAAACGTAAGAAAAAGAAAAACTTGCTGAAATTTTACCAAGATTTCAAAACCAAAATTTTAGCTAATGAGGCAGAGTTTGGATTTACTAGCAGGACCGTTATAGAAGGTGTGGAAATTCATGAACCAGACTTTGAAGAGCAAGTGATAAATAAAATTAAGGAGCAATCAAAATGAGTTACAAAGGAATGAGTTATCTCCGAAAGAAGTTAGCTATGTATCAGCCAGGAGTTAAGAAACGCTATCGGTTCTATGCTATGACAGATAGAGATAATACAAGAAGTTTTATCATCCCGGATAGCGTCAAAAGCATGTATGAGTCTGTTATCGGATGGACAGCACACAGTGTGGACGCCTTAGCAGACAGAATTATATTTCGTGAATTTACAAATGATGATTTTGAAGCGACTGAGATCTTCGCAGCTAATAACCCAGACATCTTTTTCGATACCGCCATCCAATCGGCTCTGATTGCTTCTTGCTGTTTTATTTACCTGGTACCTAATCAAAACGGCTTGCCCAAAATGCAAGTCATTGAAGCTAGTAAAGCTACTGGTGTTATTGACACAACAACATTTTTGCTAACCGAAGGATATGCTATCCTAGAAGTTGACGAAAATGATAACCCGCTATTAGAGGCATATTTTACCAAAGATGTGACATGGTATTACCCTAAAGGTGCAAATCCATACAGTATCTCCAATCCGACTGGTCAACCTTTATTAGTGCCAATTATTCACAGACCTGATGCGGTCCGTCCCTTTGGTCGCAGTCGAATTACTAGGGCAGGCATGTACAATCAGTTGGCAGCTAAGCGAACCCTAGAGCGTGCAGAAGTGACAGCAGAGTTTTACTCGTTCCCTCAAAAATATGTTTTGGGAACTAGTCAAGATGCTGACCCGATGGAGAAGTGGAAAACGACAGTGTCGAGTCTCCTTGAAATTACAAAGGACGACGACGGAGATAGTCCTAATGTCGGTCAGTTTAACACTGCTAGCATGGCACCATTTATTGATCAGTTGCGAATGTATGCATCATTATTTGCCGGTGGAAGCGGTCTAACCATGGATGACCTTGGTTTTCCATCAGATAACCCATCATCGGTCGAAGCTATAAAGGCAGCGCATGAGAATTTGAGAGCTGCAGGTCGAAAAGCCCAACGCTCAATCGCATCTGGTCTGTTAAATGTAGCCTATGTGGCCGTTTGTTTACGGGATAGATACCAGTACACTAGAGAGCAGTTTCTCAATACAAAAATCAAGTGGGAACCACTCTTTGAGGCGGATGCCAATATGTTGACCTTAATTGGCGATGGTGCTATCAAACTTAATCAAGCCTTACCTGGCTATATCAACGCCGAAACCATTCGTGATTTGACCGGGATTGAAGGAGATATGTCAGCCACTCCAAAGGTAGCGGAGGTGCTAGCAAATGAATGATGATATCCTACCTAGCTTGCTGAAAGAGGTTCAGGATAAGTTTGAGGTTGCTTATGGAAAAAGTGACATCATCAGCTCTGCTTTTGTCAAACTTAAAAATAAAAAGGCAACCTATGCCACAGCAAATGATTTTGCTCTTGAAGTTGGAGACATTTTGGCGGAGGCTCTCAGTTTATCTGTGACTGGCGATAAGTTGCCAGACGGTAAAATGTACTACAACATAGCAAATAGACTCTTGGCTGACACGCTAGGGCGGAATTTCGAGCTTGTTAGTGGTTATGCTGGTCAAGTTCAAAAGAATTTGAATAAGTCTGCTGAGATTGGTCTACAGGTGCAGGTACCTGAGATCAATCAGGACAGGATTGACGGTCTTGTCAATCGTTTGGCGAGTGAGGCTGTTTTTGATGATGTTGCTTGGTTGTTGCAAGAGCCGATTGTCAACTTTACGCAATCAATTGTTGACGACAGTATCAAAGTTAATGCTGAGTTTCATGAAAAAGCTGGTTTAAGACCGAAGATAGTTAGAACATCTGTCGGTAAGTGCTGCAAGTGGTGTCAGAGCATAGCCGGAAGTTATGACTACCCAAACGTTCCACATGATGTTTATCGTCGTCATCAAAATTGTAGATGTACTGTTAATTTCAAGCCTGGTGATGGAAGAAGACAAAATATCTGGACTAAAAAGGTTGTAAAACCTGTTGATAGTGCTATAATTGGGGTAAGGAAAAGCCTTAATTTAAAACCAGTTTATGATACTAGTCGTTACGCTCACAATATAGATGGAACCGTTAAGGTTAGCCGTACAGTTGAAAGACGAATACCGAATGATGTAAAACCATTTGAAGTGATTGATGTTATCAATACTAAAGGTGTTGCTAGTCGGACCTATATTGATGAATACGGTAGACGTGGCATGCGTATCGATACCTCTGACCATGGACAACCAAAATATCATCCAATGGGTGCTCATAAGCACATCATTGAATATGACGAAAATGGAAACTATTTAAGTGATGGAAAGCCGACTGTTTTATCTCAAAAGGATAGAAAGGAAAGCAGGGATATATTATGAAAAAAGAAGAAATTAAACAATACCTGGATGTAGATCTTGAATTTTATTATAATGGCCAAGGCGCTTGCTTTTTACCGAGTATTTGTGTAGTAGGTTATGACAACAAAGGACAACAGTTTGACAGCATTGACAAAGCAATGGACGCTAAGGTTTTCGATGGAAAAAGTTTAGTGGATATTTGGGACGAAGTATTGCCACAAGTATCTTAATAAATAATACTTTACAGCACCGCACCGTAGAGGTGCTTTTTTGTTGCAAAAAAAGAAAGGAGATGTGAATGTTACGTCACTACATTACCAAATACAAAGAAGGCGACCGCTACTATGCTGAAAGTTGGTTGCAACTCGAATTATTTGGCAAGGTCTGGTGTTTTAGCTGTAAAAAAATCGATGTCACGCTGAGATTTTAGGGGAGGTGGTCCGAAATCTTGACAGCAGGAAAGACTGCTCGAAATAACTTAAAAATACTTAAAACCGTGTCGAATTTGCGGCGGTTTTCGTTTTGTCCTGTCGCATGACGTTAAACTAGGCAATAACGATTGAAAGGATATGCAATGGTTACTAAGACGAAAACAAGGCTTGGCAATCAGCGTCCAACTCAATCGGTAACTTTACATTATGTTGAAAGTCTCGCACATGAAGCTATCGAGCTTTATCAAAAAACAGGTCGTAATTGTTACCCTTGGCAGGTTAATTTGCTTGAGAATATCATGGGAATTGATAACAATGGCCTTTGGGTGCATCAGAAGTACGGTTATGCTATTCCTCGGCGAAACGGAAAGACTGAGGATGTCTATATTCTTGAGCTGTGGGCATTACACCATGGATTAAGAATATTACACACTGCCCATAGAATCAGCACGTCCCACTCTTCATTTGAAGCTTTAAAAAAGTTATTGGAAGATATGGGATACGTGGAGGATGTTGATTTTGTCTCAAACAAGGCAAAAGGTCAGGAACGCATAGAGTTCAAATCAACTGGCTCCGTTATCCAGTACAGGACCCGGACCTCAAATGGAGGCCTTGGTGAAGGTTTCGACTTGCTGATTATTGACGAAGCTCAAGAATATACAGTCGAGCAAGAATCAGCACTGAAATATACGGTAACGGACAGTGACAATCCTATGACGGTCATGTGTGGAACACCCCCAACTATGGTTTCAACGGGGACTGTTTTTACCAATTTCCGGACAAAAGTTTTAGCTGGGAAAAGTGAATATTCTGGTTGGTCTGAATGGTCGGTCGAAGACATCAAAGATGTCAATGATATTGATTCATGGTATTTGACCAATCCATCTTTGGGTTATCACTTGACTGAGCGTAAAATAAAAGCCGAAATTGGGGATGACGAACTGGATCATAACATCCAGCGTTTAGGTTACTGGCCAAGCTTCAATCAAAAGTCTGCCATCTCAGAAAATGAGTGGAAGAGACTTAAAGTTGATGATGTGCCGGAATTATCAGGAAAGCTATTCGTTGGTATCAAGTATGGTCAAGATGGGTCAAACGTGTCTATGTCAATTGCGGCACGAACAATTGACAAGAAAATCTTTATTGAAGTTATTGACTGTCAATCCGTTCGAAATGGGATGCAATGGATAATCAACTTTTTGCAAACCGCAGACATTGAGAAGGTTGTGGTTGATGGAGCGAACGGGCAAACACTATTAGCAAACGAAATGAAAGATTTCAAACTTAGGGAGCCAATCATGCCGACAGTAAGTGAAATCATCACGGCCAACTCTGTATGGGAGCAAGCGATTGTCCAGGAGACATTGAGGCATGCGAACCAACCGTCATTGACTGAAGTAGTGACCAATTGTGATAAACGAAACATTGGCTCGAACGGGGGATTTGGTTACAAGTCCCTTTATGATGACCGAGACATCAGCTTAATGGATAGTGCTTTGCTTGCGCACTGGGTTTGTTACATGACAAAACCTAAAAGAAAGCAAAGAATCAGTTATTAAAGTTGCACTCATAAAATGGGTGCTTTTTTAATGCTCGAAATTTACCGAACGCACGGGAAAATGCGGAGAAAGGACGTTTATTATGTCAAATTTTAAACCTATTGAAACACAAGAGGAATTGGATCGTATTATTAGCGAGCGACTAGCGCGTCAAAAAGAAAAATATGCTGATTATGATCAGGTTAAAGCGCGTGTTTCAGAGTTGGAGAAAGAAAATGGTGTATTAAAATCTGCAGCTGAATCAAGCAAAGCAAACACTGCCGATTTTGAAAAGCAAATTGCAGAGCTACAAGGTCAAGTAAAAAACTACGAAAGTAAAGACTTGCGACTACGTGTAGCGGTTGCTAAGGGCTTGCCGATTGAGCTCGCTGATCGTCTCGCCGGAGATGATGAGGAAGCCATCAAGGCAGATGCCGAACGTTTGGCTAGCTTCATGAAGCCGACAGAACCAACACCGCCAATGGCATCAACGGAGCCGAATGTTCCAAAAGATGTCAATAACAACCGTGAACTATTCAGAGGAATGGTTCAGAACCTAGGACTTGAAGATTAAAGGAGAAATATAAAATGGCAGAAGCACAATTGTCAAAAGGAACACTATTTGACGAAAAACTCGTCACAGAAGTTATCAGCAAAGTAAAAGGTCACTCGTCTATCGCTAAGCTATCACCGCAAAAGCCAATCCCATTTAATGGTCAAAAAGAGTTTACTTTTGATTTTGATTCGGACATCGATATCGTTGCAGAAAATGGAAAAAAAATCGCATGGCGGCGTAACACTTGAACCAGTAACTATCGTCCCTCTAAAAGTTGAGTATGGGGCTCGTGTATCAGATGAGTTTCTATATGCCTCTGAAGAAGCAAAAATTGATATGCTGAGTGATTTTACGGACGGGTTCGCTAAGAAACTGGCTCGTGGTCTCGATATCATGAGTTTTCATGGAATCAATCCACGCACGAAACAAGCATCTGCAATCATTGGTGATAACTGCTTTGATAAAAAAGTTACACAAACTGTTAATTTCACTGAAAATGACCCTGATGGGAACATGGAAGATGCTGTGGGTCTGATTGACGGATCAGAACGTGATATCACAGGAGCAATCCTTGACCCGATCTTTACAACTGCACTTTCTAAATTAAAAAATGCTGAAGGTGGAAAACTTTATCCTGACCTAGCTTGGGGTGGTGTGCCAGATACCATCAACGGTTTGAAAGTTGATAAAAACCGTACTACTTCTTATAGCATGACTGATCCAAAAGACGTTGCCATTGTCGGTGACTTTGAAACGATGTTTAAGTGGGGGTACGCTAAAGAAGTCCCAATGGAAATCATTAAGTACGGTGACCCAGATAATACCGGACGCGATCTTAAAGGTTATAACCAAGTATATATCCGCTGTGAAGCGTACATTGGTTGGGGCATCATGGATGCAGATAGCTTTGCACGAATCGTGAAAGTTGGTGGCTAGTATGACTTTGTATACGAATACTAAAACTGGCGCAACAATTGAAGCAAATGGTGTTGTTTCAGGTGGAAACTGGGTACTTGCTTCGGAATTTGAAGAAGCTATTGAAAATTTGACTGTTCCACAGCTTAAGGAAAAACTTGATGAACTCGGCATTGAGTACAACAAGAAAGCACAAAAAGCAGAGCTCTTGGAATTGCTGGAAGCTGCTAAATCAGAAGAGGAGTAATCCATGGAACCATTCGCTACAATTGAAGACTTGTCCACATTGTGGCGGGAACTAAAACCGGCCGAAACCAAGAGAGCAGGGGCGCTTTTAAAAGTCGTTTCTGACTCTCTTAGGGTTGAGGCTGAGAAAGTAGGCAAAGACCTCGACAAGATGGTTGAAGCAAAGCCTTATTTCGCAACAGTGGTTAAGTCTGTGACTATTGATGTTGTCGCACGTACTCTTATGACTTCGACCGACCAGGAACCTATGACGCAGTATTCCGAGTCAGCCCTTGGCTACTCTGTCTCTGGGTCTTATCTGGTCCCTGGTGGAGGGCTCTTTATCAAAGACAGCGAGCTGAAGCGATTAGGGCTGAAGAAACAACGTTTTGGAGCGAGGGATATCTATGGGATTGATTAAGGGTATACCGATTATTTTGATTGACAAGCAGGTCATAGGAAAGGATTCGTTTGGTCATCCCAAGACTGCAGATGTTGAGATTGTAGTTGATAATGTTTTAATTGCGCCTGCAACAACCGAGGACATTACCAATCAAATCAATTTGACTGGTAAGAAAGTGGTCTATACTCTTGCGATTCCTAAAGGTGATCCTCACAACTGGACCGACAGGGAGGTTCGTTTTTTCGGTCAGCAGTGGCGAACGGTTGGAGAACCTTTGGAGGGGCTTGAGCATTTGATTCCACTCGAGTGGAATAAGAAGGTGCAGGTGGAACGGTATGTCTAAAATGCGTTTTAAATTAAATCGTGCTGGCGTACGTGAGTTGTTGAAATCGCCTGAGATGCAGGCAGTTTTAACGGACAAAGCCAATGGTATCCGTAATCGTGCTGGTGATGGATATGAGTCGGACATTTTTGTCGGTAAGACTCGTGCAAACGCCATGGTTTATGCGGATAGTATAAAAGCTAAGCGGGACAACAAGAAGCACAATACCTTACTAAAGGCGGTGAAGTCATGATTGAAGTAATCACATTGAACTTTTTGACCGAGCATCTTTCTGTGCCTGTCTATACGGAACATCAGAAGGAAATGCCTGAGCGTTTTGTGATTTTTGAAAAGACGAGAGGTGGTAAGAAGAATCATCTGAATCAGGCAACCTTAGCTATCCAATCGTACGGACCATCTTTGGCTGAGTCAGCGATGTTAAATGAAGAGGTCAAGCAAGCGATTGAAAAAATGGTGGAATTGCCGTCTATCAGCAGGGTTGAATTGAACTCGGACTATAATTTTACAGATACCGAAACCAAACGCTATCGCTATCAAGCGGTGGTTGATTTTATTTATTTTTGAAAAGGAGAAAATTAAATGACAGATGCAAAACTTGTGTCGTCAGCAAAGCCTGATATTGCTGGGGCGATTTCGTCAGCTCCAACAGGAACAAGCCTGCCGACTAATGCAACGGTCAAGCTGAATACAGCGTTTAAGAACCTTGGGTATATCTCAGAGGATGGTTTGACCAACGAGGATACTCGTGAATCGGAAGAGTTGAAAGCGTGGGGTGGTGATGTAGTGGACACTCCACAAACAGGAAAATCAGACAAATTTACCTATACGTTGCTTGAAGTCTTAAATGTGGATGTCTTGAAAGAGGTCTATGGCCCTGAAAATGTGAGTGGTGACCTGGCAACTGGAATTACAGTCAAAGTAAATTCACAAGAATTGCCTGTACATCCGTTGGTTGTTGACATGCTGCTGAAAAATGGTGCTAAGAAGCGTATTGTCATTCCGAACGCTAAGGTATTGGAAGTCGGAGAAATTACTTATGCTGACAGTGAGTTGGCTGGATATGAAACGACTATCCAAGCCTTGCCAGACAGCAATGGAAATACTCACTATGAATATATCAAGGGAGCTAGTGAAGTCACTAGCGTTAGTGGTCCGTCATCATCTTAAGGAGGTTTGAATGTTTGAAGTAAAAACTAGTACAGGTCTTGTGCTTAGCATTGACCAAGACCGTTTGGAAAACTATGAGCTTTTCGAGGCAATCGCTGCTGAAGAATCTGGAGACAGTAGTGCCATGATTCGGATTGTCAACTTGTTACTTGGTGACGAAGCGAAGAAACTCAAGGACCATGTCCGTACAGAAAAAGGACTGGTGCCTATTTCTGCTCTTGGTGCTGAAATCAAGGATGTCTTTGAACAAGTCAAAGACTTAAAAAACTCGCAATCCTCGCCAGAATGATTGCAGTAGATGAGGATGCTCTTGTCTGTGATTTGGCTGAAACCTATGGCATATATGATTATCGACAGCTACCTATAACTCGGGTAGCTGTTTTTGCTTGTGGTTTAAGTGAGACATCACGGATCAAGAAGGTCTTGTCTGGTCAGAAGGAAGACTTGGATACTCTGTTGCTTGCAGGTATCTATGACACAGTGCGTTTGCTATTTTGGACTAAAACTAAGGACGGACAGGCTGGACGGAATCGTCCAAACTCTGTCACTCAAGCCTTGGAAGGGTCGAAAGCGGAACGTGAAGAGAGGGTCTTCTCATCTGGTGAGGAGTTTGAACGTGCTATGCGTGCGCTAGAAATAGAGATTGGAGGTGAGGAGCATGGCGACTGATTTGGGTTCTGCTTATGTGCAGATAGTCCCGTCCGCGAAAGGGATTAGTGGGTCAATTTCAAAATTATTGGGTGGCGAAGTTGATAGCGCTGGTAGGTCAGCTGGGTCAAGCCTTGGAGCCTCGCTCGTATCTGCTTTAAGTGGTGCACTTGCAGCAGCAGGAATCGGGAAAATAATTAGTTCGGCATTAAGTGCTGGGGCTGATTTACAACAATCTTTTGGTGGTCTGGATACTATTTATGACGGTGCACAAGAATCTGCTAAGAGGTTTGCAAAAGAGGCTTACAAGGCAGGTGTTTCTGCAAATACATACGCAGAGCAAGCTGTATCCATGGGTGCGAGCTTAAAACAATCACTTGGTGGTGATTCGACCAAAGCGATTAACATGGCTAACAAAGCAATCATGGACATGACAGACAACGCTGCGAAAATGGGAACGGATATAGGTGTTATTCAGCAGACTTATCAAAGTCTTTCTCGCGGAAACTATGCCATGCTAGATAATCTAAAACTCGGCTTTGGTGGTACAAAGTCAGAAATGGAACGATTATTGAAGACTGCTGAAGGTTTGCCGTCTGCTATGGGACGTAAGTTTGACATCAGTAACTACGCGGATGTTGTCGAGGCTATCCACCTTGTACAAGAAAGCATGGGGATAGCTGGAGTTGCAGCTGCTGAGGCTCAGGATACCTATTCAGGGTCATTAGCTGCTATGAAAGCGAGTTGGGAAAATACACTGGCAGGATTGTCCCTGGGCGAGAACATCACGCCACAATTACAATCCTTGGCAACGACGACCTCTAATTTCTTATTTGGGAATTTTTTCCCTATGGTTGGTAATATCTTCAAGGGCTTGCCGACAATGCTTGGGACTATTCTTGGAGATGGTTTAGGTAGAGTCTTTGGCGGAGAAGTATCTGGGAAGGTCATGGGTGAGTTAAATAAACTAAATGAAATCATCTTGACATTTTACGATATGACTTTTGGTTCCTTGAGCGAGAAAGACAATATCGATATGCTCGAAAAGGTTGGCTTTAGTAAAGAAACAGCTTCAAAGATTGTGTCTTTATCCAGTCAAATTGGGTCGGTCATTACGTCGTTTTATGACATGATTTTTGGGTCGTTGAGTGAGAAAGACAATATTGATTTTATGGCTCAAATGGGGGTCGATGAAGGTACTGCAACAACGATTGTCAATTTTGCAAATACAATTCGAACTGGCTTTGAGGGTGTTTGGTCTACTGTACAGACATTATTTGGACAAGTTCCTGGTTTCTTCTCTTCGATTATTGGAGCGATTGGACCAATCATAACGACTATCATGGATGGGATTTCAAAACTGGACTTTTCAGGTATCCAAACGTTGATAGAGTCTGTTTTGCCAGCAGTTCAAGCAGGTTTCCAGATCTTCATGAGCATTGTCAGTCCTGCCATTGATTCGGTCGTTCAATCGTTTGTGTCTATGTGGAATGCGGCACAGCCTTTGATAACCATTTTGAGCGGTGCTTTGATGCCTGTTTTTCAAATTCTGGGGTCATTCCTTGGAGGAGTCCTCAAAGGTGTCTTGTCGGGTGTGTCGTTTGCATTTGATGCTTTGAAAGTTGCTATTGAGTTCTTGACACCCGTAGTCGATTTTTTGGTACAGGCTTTGAATTTCGTTCAGCCTGTGCTGAGCACGATTGCTGAATGGATTGGTGTGGCTATCGGTATGTTTGGTAATCTGGGTACAGCTGGGCAAGGTTTGAGTGCCTTTATCAAGTCGGCTTGGACCAATATTCAATCAGCTATTCAGACGGCTGGGAATATCATCCGAACGGTCATTGACTGGATCAAGTTGGCTTTTTCTGGTGCTGGAAATGCTGTTGGTGTGCTTAAGAATGTCTTTTCCTTGGCTTGGATGGGTATTCAAGATGCCATTCAAGTTGCGAAAGGGGTCATTGATGGTGTTATCTCTGGCATCAAGGGTGCTTTTACAAGTTTTCAAAGCGTTGTATCTAGCGTCGGCGGTGCTGTCAATGGGGTTATCACTAATGTTATTTCTACCATTAGAGGAATTGCTAATATTGACCTTTCTGGGGCAGGTTCCGCCATCATGAATGGCTTCTTGGGTGGTTTGCAGTCTGCTTGGGAGGGTGTCAAGAGTTTCGTAGGCGGTATTGCTGGCTGGATTGCGGAAAACAAGGGTCCTATCTCATACGACCGTGTACTTTTGAAACCTGCTGGTCTTGCTATCATGCAAGGTTTAAACACCAACTTGCAAGTGGGATTCAAGGACGTCATGGGAACGGTATCCGGTATGGCTGGAGCAATTGCTAAGCCTTTTGAAAATCAATCTTTGGCCTATGATATGACGTCAAGTGCATCGGTGGATGTACGTCGAAACTTGCTGTCTTCTACTGGTGATTTGGCTGGAAATGATGGCGGAAATAGTTTAGCTACTCGTCTGGCGAACATCGAGCGATTCCTATCTGCTTTGGTGGATAAGGAGTTGGCAGTTTATCTGGACGGTGAGAAATTGGCTCAGAATAGTTACATGCATCAAGGAGCGATTATGGCAAGGGAGGGTATTTAATGAACTATATGATTATCAATGGCTTAGATACTTCGACCTTGGCAGATTGCCATGTTCTTGACTTTGGTAAAGCACAAACTTCAGTCGAGCGGTCTGAACAAGTCGAGGTCTTCGGTGCCAATGGTCAACTACATGTCAGCGAGGGTGCGTATGATGGCTACAACAGGACATTTATCATCACGCTACGACATTTGGCAGATGCTATGCGCTTGATTGAGGTTTTTCAGTCGGAAAATAATACAGTAGAATTCGGCTATCTGAGGGATAGCATTTTTTACTGTAATTTGGTATCTAGTAGCTACGTGCCACTTGGTCCACATCGTTGGAAGGTGGAAATTACGGTGTCCATGCATCCGTTTCGGTATGTTAAAAATCCAGCTGACGTCGTTTTGACCTCATCAGGTTCTGTGCAGAATCCAGGTACGGTCTATTCTGAACCTATCATCATCATAGAGGGTTCGGGACGGGTGACCTTGACCATTGGTCAGCAATTGATGGAGTTAGAACTAGATACTCGTGCGACCATCGATTGTCGGCATAAGCGACAAAATATCTATGACAAGAATGGTGCTGTAAAGAACACCATTCGCAAACGTGGTCCATTCTTTGAGATAGCTGTTGGAAGAAGCGGTATTGCAACAAGTGGAACTGTCTCAAAAATAACAATCAAAGGGAATTGGAGGTACAAGGTTTGATTTATCTAAAAGACGGTAATATCCCGCTTAATCTTGCTTACGATGATGACATCGTGCAGGAGGCCAATAGCACCTACCAACTTTCCTTTAAATTTCCGCTGACTGATGGGAAGTGGAATCTGCTTAGACGGGAAGTTTTTCTGCTGGCTGATGATCTACACGGTGAACAGGAATTTTTTATTTTTGAAGTAAAAAAAGCCAAAGGTCATGTGCAGGTCTATGCTAAGCAGGTCGCAACATTATTGAATTACTACTCTATCAACTCTATTTCGGTTGACAGGGTACCAGGGCAGACGGTTATGACTGCTTTGGCAGGTAGCGTTAAACGACCATGTCCATTTACGTTTTTTAGTGATATATTAGACCGTCATACGTTTAATGAGTCCAATGTATCTGTAATGGCTGCTTTGGCCAAGGATAAACACTCTATTGTCGGTCAGTGGGGTGGTGACTTGGTGCGTGACAAGTACCAGGTTAAATTGTTGAAAAATGGCGGCATTGAGAATGAGTCGCTATTTATGTATAAAAAGAATCTCAGTAGCTATGAAGAGTCTGAGAACATTAACAACTTAAAGACACGATTGCATCTCAAAAAGACGATCAAAGGACAGTCTGAGGGTGAGGCAGACCGTGTAATTGCAGTGACTGTGGATAGTCCGTTGATTGGGCAATATCGTCAAATCTACGAAGCAGATATTGAGGTCAATGACCAAGATGTGACAGATGTGGCTAGCTTAACTGCCTACGGGAAACGTTATTTCAGTTCAACACTTTGCGATTTGGTTGAAAATTCTATCAATCTGGATGTCAAAGGCAAGTCTGATGTATCTGTTAAGATGTTCGACATGGTAAGTGTATTCCACGAGCGATTCGATGTGGATTTGCGTTTGAAAATTTCTAGCTACCATTTCGGACCGATGTCTAAGCGATTGAAGTCAATTGGTTTTGGCAAGGTGTCGCAGTCATTTGGCTCGACAGTAGCGAGCATGGTCGCTGGCAGTGTTGATAAAGCAACTGGAAGATTGTCAGCATCCTTTGAACAGAAACTGCAGAAGGAAATTGACAATGCAAACCGCCATTTCGACGCTGAATTCGACAAGCGAGTTGAATCCATCAATGACGGTATCGAGCAAGCCCAAGCTGAGGCTGAGCGGTATGCTGACGCTATTAAACAGGAAATTGATACTGAAATCGCCCAAGTCAACCAATCCATGCAATCCCAGGAACAGGAACACGACAGAGAGGTTGCGAACATCCTGTCTAAAACCCAGTCTGTCGAGTCGCTTGCCAACCAGGCCAAGGCAGATGCGGCAAACGCCATCGCTAGAGCTAACCAGGTCAAGACCGAAGCTATCGCAGATGCAAGAGCGCAGGTTGCGACCGTTAATCAAGCGTTAAATACTGCTAAGACTGAGCTACAATCAGCAATCGCTAGTGCTGACCAAAAGGCGAGGGATAGCCAAGCAAGTGCCACAGCTTTGCGGAATGATCTAAACTTGCAAGCGAGCAAGATTTTGGCACAAGCACAAGCGCAGACGGCATTGACTAGCCGTGTGACAACTGTCGAAACTCTGGCAGATGGTACGAGGTCAACAGTCGCAGAACTCTCTAAAACCGTTTCTAAGGCGACTGGAGACATCACTAGTGTTACCAGTCGGACTAAGACCGTAGAAGACACTCTGAGCCAAACGAGGACCCAATACGAGGCTCTGACGCAGACCGTCAACATGCAGACAGGGCAGATTGATAGTATTAATCGTAAGACTGCTGACTTGCAGAGCGGGATTGATGGCGTGACGGAGCGGTTTGAGAATTTGCGGGTTGGTGGGACTAACTTATTTAAAAATAGTGATTTCAGTCAAGGGGAAAAAAATTGGCATAAATTGCCTGAAATCCATAATGAAGCTACAGGTAAGTATGTAAGATTGCCAGCTCATCTTTGGAAAATGGCACAATTTGTTGAAGTCGAGCAAGGTGAAGACTATGTTATTAGCCTTTATGCAAAGAAAATATCAGAAAGCAGTTCTAGTCCGAGATTAAATATAAAATTTGATTCGTTACATAACGAAGATACTGATTATGTTGAAATTACAAAAACTGACTGGAAACGATTTATTTTTAAATTTCGTGCAAAAAAATCGGGTAAAGAATTAGTATATTTTTTAAATCGAAATGGTATCGAAGTCGATATAAAAAATATAAAGATGGAAAAAGGGCTTTTAGCAACAGACTACTCTCTATCTTACGAAGACTATCGCTCTGAAATCGCAACATACAAACGTACCGCCGAGGAATCCAGTGCAGAGTTGTCCCGTCAAGTCCAACTGGCAGACGGTAAGGCAGTTGAGGCTAAGACCTATGCCCAGCAGACGGCTGAAGGCTTTAAGACTCGTCTGGAGAGCCTCGAAACCTACAAGGATGGCGAAAGTACGCGAGCTAGTCAGTATTTTACAGCTAGTCGTGCCGAAACGGCCAAGCAGTTATCTGCCGAACGTGCCGCGATTGCTACTAACTATGTGGCTAAGTCTACCTACGACGAAAATGTCAGAGGAACAACGCTAAAGCTAAACGAAATCAAGTCAACAGCTGACACTGCTAAGCAAAATCTAGCGACCTATCAAAATACAGTTGATAGGAAACTGGAAGAATTGACCTCAAGTACACAGACACTTGACGGCAAAATTAATACGGCGAGTGCAAAGGTTGATACTGTGGCCGGTCAGATACGGACTGAGATTGGCACTGTTGAGGCGAAGATTCCGACTGAGGCAGGCGGAAGAAATTACATTTTGAAATCTCAAGCCGAAATCAGTAGCACAGGTAGGTGGGTAAGCAAACCATTTAATTTGTCGAGTGACTTACTATCTAATTTGTCGAAAATCAAAACTGTCACAATATCTTGTGATGTCGAGGGTATCAATGTTTCCGCTTTAAATTCACGAAAAAGGTATGGTTTAGCTTGTTCAGTTGAGATAAACGGTGTAGTGAATTATTGGGAAGTTTGGCAAACGCAAGATACCACGAAGAAGCGAATTAGCCAGACGTTTACTGTTCCTGAAGGGAAAGTAATTACCAAATTTCACTCGCCGACATTATGGATACAGGCAGCCGGAGATATAAAAGTTTCCAATCCCAAAATCGAGTTTGGAAGGGTACCTACAGATCACACATTGGCGCCTGAAGATTTTGCCAATGAATTATCATCAGTCAAAACCACAATCACTCAGACTGCATCCGGTGTAGAGCAGTTATCAACTAGCTTAGCTACGACTGATAACAAAGTCACGACTGCTGAGGCTAAAATCCGACAGTTAATTAGCGATGTGTCAAGCAAAGTATCGCAAACGGACTACAATACGCTGACCGGCCGTGTGGATGATGCTGAAACAGCTATTACTCAAAATGCGACCGAGATTAGCAAGCGATTGACAAAGACGCAAGTTGATGAAGCAATCACAGATAAAGGGTTTCAGACTGCATCGCAAGTAGACACTGCAATCGCTGGTAAAGGTTACCAGACCAAGTCTGATGTTGACAACAACATCACAGGTCGTGGATACATTACTAGTAGTGCTCTGCAACCTTATGCGCTATCTACGACCGTACAAAATCTTGTGAAAGAGACAGCTGGTAGCTTTGAGCGTCAGATTACAGAAACAAGAGGTCTGATACCTAGCAACGCTGGAACCCGAAATCTACTAAAAGGGACAAAAGATTTAAGCGGTAATGATGCTAAAAGCTTTAACACATCAGATAAATACCTTGATTTTAACATCGCACGCTCGAGACCTACAACTGGATATTCTGACACGTTTAGCGCGTATACGACAATACCCGTAACGGCAAATGATTATATCATTAGCTTTTACGCTAAATCTGATGTTGATGGCGCAACGCTTTATTGCCATTTTTACAATCCAAACACGACTACAAAAGCCGAATCAAGCACAGGTTATAAAAGTGGTAGTTCGGACGGATTAGCGCGGGTACAGGTAACAACTGAGTGGCAACGTTACTGGGTCAAGTGGTCTCAAAGCAAAACTGACACAGTAAAAAAAGTGATTATTGGTCGAAACAATAGCGCAGACGGTATCAAAATCATAGAAGTTGCTGGTGTCGCGTTGTACGAAGGTGCATTAAATAAAGGCCATTTTGATGCGCCAGAAGACCTCGCCACCGTCACAGCTCTTCACAACGTTAACGACACAGTCGACAGTCACACTCGTACCATCGGCGCTGTCGGTACGACAGGAAGTATTTTGGATAATGTCAGCAAGGTTACGCAGACTGCAGCAGGCTTGGTCCAGGAGGTGTCTGGTACTAACGGGCTTAAGACCCAGGTCAGCACACTTGCAGGGTCTTATGCGATCAAAAGCCTGACAAAGGCTGGCGATGTGTTGGGCCAGATTAATCTAAACAGAGATGGCTCTATTAAGCTTGACGGCAGTCTCGTACAGATTACCGGCAAGACATATATCCAAGATGGTGTAATCAGCGCTGCTAAAATTGGCGATTTGGATGCTGGTAAAATCAAGACTGGTACGCTGGATGCTGCACGGATCAAAGCTAATTCCATCGACGGTAGTAAGCTTGTATTCGACCAAGCTTTTGTCAACAAGATGACAGCAAACGAAGCTTTGTTTAAGCAGCTGTTTGCTCAAAGCGCATTTATCACAAGCGTCCAGGCAGTGGCTGTGTCAGCTAAACAGATTGCTGGCGGTATTGCTAAAGCACTCAACGGTGGTATGGATGTCAATTTCGACGAAAGTAAAATCAACTTTTACACAAACGTAGCTGCAATAAGACGTATCTATACTGGACACCCTACTCAATTTATAAAATTCGAAACCGAAGGGAATTACTCGCGAACAATCATCGGGAGTAACCGTAATGGAGGAGAAGTTTTTAATTCGGCAACATTTGCAGGGATTGTTGTAGAGAACACAAACAATATAAACACAGAAGACAATGTGAGGATTTATGGAGATAACACGCTATTAAGACATGCACAAGGCGATGTCGGTTGGAATATCAATTCTGTCACTCAACGTATAGTCCCAGCTAACATGAACGCAGAGTCCGAAATTTGGTCTAAGCACTTTGTGGCTCCGGATAAAAATTCAAAGCCTGTCCGATTGGATACAGCAGTGGCAGCATTATGGGACATTTGGAATCACATCATCTACAACAATTTTGAGTTCAACGCAGCGCTTCGCACACACATAAAAGCTAGACGGGACAACTGGAAATTTGAATTAAATTTATAGGAGGAATCATGAATCAAGAACAAATCACTCAAGCGCTACGCTTGACTAATAACGACCTCGTGACAAAACTGTCAGAGGAGATGACGACGAAAAACTTGCTCGCTGTGCAACTAACTGAGGCACAGCAGACCATCGCTAATCTGCGGGCAGAAATTACTGACTTAACTCAGCAACTGGATGAAGCTACTAAACCAGAGGAAATCATTGACCAAGAAGAAGGAGAATAATCATGACAGAAACTACTAACAACACATTGCTTAATTTGGAAGAAACAACACAACCATTTGACCTTGCGACTGCATTGCAGTATATGAAGGAAAACGGGGAATTCATTCGCTGCAAGAATGCGACAAATGATTTTTATATGTACCGTGATGTGCAAAAACGTCCTGCAATTGTGAATGGTCGTCGCAAATTTGTGGATGTGGAAACTATCTGGGCCTTTAATCAGTGGGGCGGTACCGCTGCGACAATTAATATTGCTGACATGCTCAACGAAGAGTATTGGATCATGAAATTTGATGAAAACGGAAATCCAGATTGGACAGACCCAACAGCAGGAGCGGAGGCGTAGCCTATGCCAATCGAACACGCAGAAAGAATAGCCCAAAGTCAAGTTGCTTGGGCTATTTTGTTTATTTTATTATTCGGATTCGTCATCCGTTATCTGATTAAGACGTCAGACAAGCGAGAAGCTAAGCTCATGGATTTCCATGAGCAGGCCAAGGAAGAAAGTAACAAGCGGGAGGACCGCTTGATGAATCATCTTGAAAAGACTACCGCAGAAATGGGAGCCATGGCTCGTGAAATCGGTGGCTTAAAAGGTGAAGTGTCATTAATGAGTGACCGTATTGAAAAAATCGAAAAAGGAGAATAAGTATGAATCAACTTACAGAAATTATTATAGGGTCTGCTACTGGTATATTAGCTATCGTTGCTGGTATGATTGTCCATGAGGTCAAAAAGTATCTGATTGCCAAGGGTGGTAAGCGAGCAGTCGAAATTACAGAGATTCTGGCACGGAACGCTGTTAATGCAGTTGAACAAATCGCCAAGCTAGACCAGGACAAGCATGTAGACAAGCTAGACATGGCTAAACGTCGCGTAACAGGTCAGCTTGCTAAATACAACATCTATATGACTGATACACAGTTAGAGACCTTTATCGAGAGCGCAGTCAAGCAGATGAATGATGCGTGGAAAGGAGAAGCCTATGACAACAGTAAATGAAGCATTAAATAATGTAAGAGCTCAGGTTGGGTCCGGTGTGTCTGTTGGCAATGGTGAATGCTATGCTTTGGCCAGTTGGTATGAGCGCATGATTAGCCCGGATGCAACAGTCGGCCTTGGGGCTGGTGTTGGTTGGGTCAGTGGTGCCACTGGTGATACGATTTCAGCCAAGAATATTGGCTCATCATATAACTGGCAAGCTAACGGCTGGACCGTATCCACATCTGGGCCATTTCAAGCAGGTCAGATTGTGACATTAGGTGCAACATCAGGCAACCCCTATGGGCATGTGGTGATTGTAGAAGCGGTGGATGGTGACCGATTGACCATTCTGGAGCAAAACTACGGTGGCAAGCGGTACCCTGTCCGCAACTACTACAGCGCTGCAAGCTATCGTCAACAGGTCGTGCATTACATCACACCGCCTGGCACGGTCGCACAGTCAGCACCCAACCTTGCAGGCTCTCGTTCCTATCGCGAGACGGGCACTATGACTGTCACGGTCGATGCTCTCAATGTTCGCAGGGCGCCAAATACTTCAGGCGAGATTGTAGCAGTATACAAGCGTGGTGAATCATTTGACTATGATACTGTCATCATCGATGTCAATGGCTATGTCTGGGTGTCTTACATAGGCGGCAGCGGCAAACGTAACTACGTTGCGACGGGCGCTACCAAAGACGGTAAGCGTTTCGGCAATGCTTGGGGTACATTTAAATAAAGTTTCAGCCCAGCATTTGCTGGGGATTATGATTTGTGAAAAGGAATATGGTATAATAAAAATCATGAAATACAATGTAAAAATCAGTCAAAAAATCAAGGAAATAGTAGGGTTAGAAACTTCTGCAACCGATATCCTGATCCACGAAGAAAATCTTGAAAAACATATGTTAAAAAGCAGACATCGAAAGATGATCAAATATATCCCAGATGTTGCTACTATTTTGGATTCGCCGGATTTTGTTGGTCAAAATAAGAATGTGAAGACAGAGAGTTTTGAAGTTATCAAAGTCCTTGCAGATAATGTTCTGGTCGCTGTCAAACTAGATAAGAAAAACGACTATTTCTTTGTGGCTTCGGTTTATGACATCACAGATTCCAAATTAAATCACATGAAGAGAAACGGTCGCATCAAAGCATTTGACAAAATAGAAGATAAGTAG